TAAAGGTGCCCGTGTCAGAGGTCAGGGTGAACTCACGGGTGCATTGGATAGAGTCTGTCTTATGCAGCCACCACCATGTCGCCTCACCTGCCAGCTGTTGCAAGATTGTGTTTAGATACGTTCGTGCCTGCGCTTGAAAATCTGTATTGGCAGTAGACAGTCCAGTGCGCGATAGGCCCATCTGAATACACTCTAAGACAGTCATATCAGATTACTCCAGGACCCAGCCTCATACCCCTGAAATTTGTTTGTAGAGGTGTTATATACGACCATTCCGTTTGTGGCCGATAAAGCATCTCGCTGCGTAGTGGTCAGAGTAGGTACGCTAAACGAATCAGACAGGCTTAGCGTGCCTACGTCTGCTGCAGCGAAGTTTGCGGCTTCACCAAAAACGGTTGCAGCATTGACGCTACCTGCTACAACTTGTTCCATGCGGCTATTCATTCCACCGCAATCGCTGCCAACTCTTCAGCGTCCATATGCTCTGCCTGGCGCGAAGAAAACGTCTGGCCTGCATTCCATCGTTCTAACCACGCAGCAATAGCCGCTTCGCCTTTATCGGCTACGCCCTGCGGAGGGCAGGGTTGAAAACCAGGCTTATGAAAGGTGCCTCCCCCATTTGCAGCTAAGATTTGGCGCACATCAGCATTTGTCTGTTTGACAACAGGTGGCTTTACCACAGCTTGGACGCCTAACGCTTTGCGCAATTTCTCTTTTTGCGACTCGCTTGCCTTTTCGATGAAACTGGTAAACGGGTCTTCGGCTGGCGTGGCAGGAGCAGCTTCTGCCACCTCTACAGGAGCTACTGTAGCATTAATTTCGGGAGCATCGGGGAGAGGATTCTTTCTCGGTCTTGGCATGATTTCCTCGTAGTGTAGTAAAAGGGAGCAGGGGCTTTGGTGCCCCTGCTCCCTAAGAGGTAGTGTTACGGCAACTGCAACGCTACGCCCGTGGACCCATTAGCGGTATCTTGGGCAAAAGTAGCAAACCCAATCAATGGATGAGTGTTGTCTGCGGCCTCCGCTTGGCCTGCGTGTTCATCCGAAAGCATGAGCGGAAGACCAATAGTTACCGCCGCATCCACTTGTACAGTAGCTATGCCTCTCGTCTGCACCCAACCGTAATAGTTGGCCGTAAAAGCGCGTGGCGCAACTCCTGCCGCAATATAGTCACCGCTGCCCAACGCAGGCCGCACCGAACCGTAAAGATTACCCGTTATAGCAGCGTCTGTCGCAGTAGTGATAGCGACAACTATCGCATCGTACAGCGTAAACGTGACTGCATTACTACTAGCAGCCGTGTTTGATTTAATGCGATAGGTAAAACCTTCGCCAGCATCGTCTACGGTGTGGAGATAGCCACCTGCAAATTGATTGGCAGTTGCCGAACTTAATTCGCTTGACGTTATAATAACGTCAGTAGCACCCACTGCAGCCGCAGTCATTCCATTTTCAACTTCAACAAGTCCAGTGGCAGACACATCTTGAGAAACAATGTCACCTGCAGCAGTTGTAGCTGCAACGGACGCATAGCGAAAAACGCGACCATCTTTGAGTTCCAGCTTTTCGCCCAAGTCGTATTTGGGCGTTGAGGACTCCTCATAGATGCCTTGGCCTGCCTTGCTACCAACCCCTTCGCCACCAATGCGATTGATGGCATAATTGGCATTTTTATATGTACTCATTGTTAAACCTTTTCCCTATGGGCAGAGTTAAGTGGGGGCATTGGCTTGCCCCCCAGGTTAATTAGACAGTCTTGCTGGTGTCGATGCCATACAATACGCCCTGCCTGCGGCGATTATTGGTCATTAGCTGACAACCGATCAGGACAAAGGAAACTTTGGCCTGCTGCGAGGCTGGTTCTTTGAAGGGGGTCTTAGCGAAATTCAACCCTTCCTGCAATCTAAACTTGCAATATTTGGATTGAATCATAAAAAGCTGATGATTATCGTGGGTACCAGGAGCATCACGATCCACAATAAACTTCGCACCCCGAAACGTAGCACCTTGACCTGCATCCCCTATCGCTTGATCCGTTGTGCTTGAAAAACGATAGTAGCCCGTGCCTTCAAAGATTGACTCGTAATCGGCATAGACGCTAAAATTGGTGATAATTAGGTCAGGCACATCTGAGGATTCCGAAACTTCATTCCACAAATCACGCATTGCCAAAACGCCATAATACAAATCGCCTGTTTTGGCGTTAAAGTGATTTGTGCCATAATCAGTTGCGTAATTGATTCGCTTATTGTCCCACCAGGTGTTGGTGCCTGAGTCAATGCTATGCACCGTGTCGCCAGCAGTAACCGAAGCAATGTCCTGCAAGCCCACGATGGCCTTGCCTGACTGCGCACCTAGCAACGCCGCATTGATCGTACTCATGCTGCCTGTCATTGCCTGCTCAGTTTTGGCAGTCAACAACTTTACCGCTTTGTCGCTAGCGCGATTTTCGATTTCTTCGGTCATCGAAATAACAATCGGCGTGGCCTGGTAGCGGAAATACTCAAAGCAGGACGTAATGCCATCCATTGAATTAGTATTTAGCGAATCGTAACCATCAAACCATTCGCTGGCCCCTAATTCGTACATAACGTCTTCTTGAATCTGCTTGCCACCCTTGCTAACCTCCATCATACCAGACTGGCGAAACGCCTGTACGGTGGGATAGGAGTTGCTTATGTTATCGGTCAATCTTTTACGCTTGCTGCGCATGGTAGTACTCCATGCGGCGTCCCAAGTCTCAGTCGTCGTTATAGCAGCCAAATTGTTGTCTCACTTGTATTTACGGCTATTCAAAGCCAAGATTTTTAAGCTCAGTGACTAACTCTCCATCACTAAGCGGTGCCCCTTCGCCACTCACGGTCACTTGACCCCCACCACTTGCTTGCCGCTTACTCGTACGCCGTGTGTTCTGGTCCGCTTGCCGCAACGCTGCGGCTTCATCCGCTTTGACTCCACTCACCGTTTCATACGCTTCGGTTACCGTGTAGTTTGCGCCCGTATTTTTATTCGGCACTCCGATCAAAGCCTTGATCTGCTCCGCATACGGGTCCAGTGCTTCGCCATACTTATCTCGCGCTTCTTGCAGTTGCCCTGCAGCCTCTTTGACCTTGCCCACTTGCTGCTGTTGTGCCAGCAATGCAATGCCTTGTTTTAGCTGCCCCATTTCGGTCTTGAGATCGTCGTTGCCCGTTCCCATTTCCGTTTTTATGATTTGCCGCACTACGTCAATAGCGTTGCTATCATCAGGACCCAGCCGCGCACGTAAGTCCGCATAGGGGTCTTCTTGGGGTTGCTGCTGCGTGTTGATCTGGTTTTGCAACGTTTGCAGTATCTGCTGTTGCTGCGTCTGCTGCTGTTGCTCAAACTGCCTGCGTTGATCTGCCAGGTCCTGCGTCTTGCGCGTGTAATCGGCCTGCTGTGATTTTGCAGCTTCTATAACTGCGTGGTACTCAGTAGGCACATCGGATTTATTTTGGCGTGCCCAATCGGTCACACCACTCGGATCGAAAGCAGCCGCTTGCCCATTGGAGCTTGCTGTACTTGCACTGCTCGTATCCCCTCCCAGGTCTGCCGCAAAATCATCAGACCCTTCGGTGGGAGAAGCAGATTCGGTTGCAGCTACGTCACTGGATTCCGCTACTTCGGTCACTTCACTCATTTGCTCACCTCACTCATGTGCGTTGCTGGACACATCGGTCCAATCGCCCTGTCGCGTGGGAGTTTTGGGGGGCTGTTCTACACGATGGCAACGTGATCCTTTTACAGGGTCGTTGCTCTCCTGTATGTTGTATTTTTTCATTATGCGCTGCTTATCGGAGTAACTGTTGATATACTCCGCAACGCCTGGCTCAAATTTTCCATAGAGACTACTGTGCGTCAGGTGTATCTGGTTCCTGCCTTTGTTGGCAAAGTTCTGCACCATCGTGTTGCCCAGGCACGCTTTGCACTTGCGCTTTTTGGGCACATCGGAGGCGCGGTGATACCAAACGTCTTTCTCTTCTTCTTTGCACGTTTGGCAATACCAATCGTAGGCTGGCATTACTTACAGGTCTGACCCTGTATACCTGGCGTTTTGCCTGCCTTGCCAGGGTTGCCATACGTATATCCTGTTTGCATTTTACGCCCTGTGCGCTTGGCTTCCCTACGTGCCGCAGCACGGCCCTTTTTGTCATACGAATACATTTTTCCACCCACGTTAGGCATCAATTCTGCTCCGTGTTTAGGCTTACTGTTTGTCCCACGCGCTGCGCATTAGAACGCACTACGCTCTGTAGGGCACTCGCCTGCGCTTGAACGTTATTACCATCGCGTGCGCTGGGTATTGTTTTTTCACTTTGTTGCATAGGCTGGCCCTGCGCCTTGCCCTGCAAAAATTGTTGGTGTTGCTGTGTATGTACTTGCATCATTTGCTGAAACTGTTGTATCGCCTGCGGGTTTAATTGCATCTGCTGTTGCAGGTACTGGGTGACCGCTGGGTCCTCACCTGCTTTGGCATGGGACTGCAGGTGCGCTTGATGATCCTGCGCAGGCAATACACCTGGGTCTTGCTGGCGTGCGGCCATAAACTGGTTTTCTAACTGTGCGGCACGCACCGCTTCTTGGTCCGCAGACTGTTTAATAAATTTGTCCATGTCGCTAACGCGAAACGCACGCAGCACCAGCTTAATCACTTCGGAGCGATTGACTTCAGGCATCTGGAAGAGGTAGTTGGCTAAGGCCAGCGTATCCTCGCGTTCCAGCTGCTCAAAGAGGGGGCGCATTGATTCGGTTTCGACCTCTACTTTGAAGCGAACTTTGAAGAGATCGCTGGTCACCGCTTCGTAGATGGGGTCATTTTCGCCCTCGGCTACGTTGACGATGAACTTTTCAGGCGTGTAGCGCATATCGGCCATGATGCGAAACGTATTGTAGACTACCGCTTCGTAGGCTTTGCCCACTTCCGCAGACAACCACTCTCTGTTCTGCGTCCCGAAAGAAGCGATGAGGGATGCCTCGGTA